AATAACAGGAATATCGGAAAAGAACATCAAGCAAATGTTCAATGATTTAGGCAATTCAACAATTGAGGATATTGACAGTTTAGTTGCTTCAGGGCTTCATTTAACACCTTTACCAAGCGATATTGATGAAGTAATGAGAGCTTATTATAACCAAGCTTGGGGTGATTTGAATAACTATGTTAATCAGACACTTCTTTCAACTAATTATGGTTATGGATCAATGTTATCTCGCCTTTATACTGACATCGTTAATAAAACAGCCGCTGCATTCAATACTGGAATATTTACTTTTGAAGAAGCATTAGAAAGAACTGTTAGGCAATGGGCTCAACAAGGTATTAAATCAACTTTTATTGATAAAGGAGGGCATACTTGGTCTATTGAACGCTATGTCAGAACTGTTTTAAAGTCCACCATGGGTAATACTTACAATGAGCTTAGAACTTCAAGAATGAGTGAATATGGAGTAAATACAGTAGTAGTTACAAGTCATATGGGCTCAAGGTTAGCTTGTTCACTTATTCAAGGTCATGTAGTAGATTTAAGGCAAAATGTTCCTGATAATGCTGAATATAAAAGTATTTATGATCCGTATTGGAGAGCTGATTATGGAGAAGCAGGCGGCCATCGTGGCGTTAACTGTCGTCATGCATGGATTCCTTTTATACCTGGAGTAAACACAAATAATCAACCGCTATTTGATAAAGCTGAAAATGATAAAGTTGCAGCACTACAAAAGCGGCAAAGAGAGCTTGAACGAAGAATAATAAAGTTCAAAAAAAATAAAATGGTTTCGGAAGCTATGGGAAATAAAGAAGGTGTTCAATCATGGCAAAGAAGTATTACAGCAAATCAAAAAGCAATTAGACAGCTTGTTGATAGCAATGAGTATTTATCAAGGAATTATAAGCGAGAGAAGGTTTATACTCCTTTAAATATTTTGTTGAAAGATTTTAATTATAAAAATTAAGCGTTTGTTACTGACAGACGCTTTTCTTATGCCCTTATTGGAAAATAAGCGTTTATTCCTTTTTCGTTTAGTTTGTAGGTTCGACTCCTACACAGGGCTTAGCTCGCCTAGCTATAAAAGGCAAACAAATCCAAAGCGGGAAGTGTCCGCTATAAAAGACTATGGAGGGTAAGCAATGGATATTAAAGCCATTATCGCAAAGCACACAAAAGAAGATGGAAGCTTTGATTCTGAAGCATTTGCTACAGAAATTAATGCAACTATTCCAAAAGAATTTGTGAGCAAAGAACAATACAGTAAGAAAACAGAAGAAATTGAACAACTCACTACTGACTTAGAGAGCGCTCAAAAATCAAATCTAAGTACAGAAGAGCTTCAAAAACAACTTGAAAAAGCTGTTAATGATGCTAAAGAACGTGAAGCTCAATTTAATGCTGACCTTGCTAGTATGCAAAAAACAAATGCAGTAAAACTCGCTTTGAAAGACTCAGGCACTGTGAACAGTGATTTGTTATTCGGTCAAGTCAACATGGATAACGTCATTATTCAAGATGACGGCAAAATTTCAGGACTTGATGACCAAGTAGCAACGTTCAAAGAATCAATGCCTTATTTGTTTCAAAGTACAGAAGAACCTGCAAAACCAAAAATCGTTGCGGGAGGGAATCCTTCAACGACTACACCAGCTACTTATGACTTGTCTAAGATGTCTTACAAAGAAGTAGCAAAACTAAAAGCAGAGCAGCCAGAAGTTTTTGAGCAGCTCACAAAATAGAAAAAAGAGGTAAAACAAATGGCAGATGAAACAACATTACTCGCGAATCTAGTAGACCCACAAGTTATGGCTCCAATGATTGCGGCACAACTTCCTAAAGCAATTAAATTTAGCGGAATTGCTCCAATTGACACTACATTAGAAGGACAACCAGGCTCAACAATTACAGTTCCTAAATATAAATATATTGGCGATGCTGTAGATGTAGCAGAAGGTGCAGCAATTGACTACACTAAACTCAGCACTGAAACTGACACACATACCATTAAAAAAGCTGGTAAAGGTGTAAAAATAACGGATGAAGCTGCATTATCTGGTTATGGAGATCCAGAAGGGGAGGCTCAACGCCAAATTCGAATGGCAATTGCTTCAAAAGTCGATAATGATATTTTGGCAGCTGCACAAACAGCTACTCTTGAAGTTAGCGCAGAAATTAATCTTGACTTGATTGATACATTGGAATCTACGTTTGTAGATGCTCCAGATAATTTTGAAGATGTTGACTCTACAGGAGTTCTTTTCTTATCTTACAAAGATGCCGCTAAACTTCGTAAAGAAGCAGCATCTTCATGGACTCGTGCTTCTGAACTAGGAGACAACATTTTAATTAATGGTGCTTTTGGTGAAGTACTTGGTTGGGAAATTGTACGTTCGCAAAAAATTACTGACGGAACTGGTATTGCAGTTAAATCGGGTGCTTTAAAAACATTCTTGAAACGTTCAGTATTGGCAGAACGTGAACGTGATATTGACCATAAGTTGACCAAATTTAACGCTGACCAACACTATGCTGTTGCTTTGGTCGACGAATCACGAGTGGTAAAAATCTCCCCAAAAGCATAGCCCCTACTGGAGTAACGTTGAACAAAACAACGCTATCTCTCGCAGTTGGGGCAAATGAAACACTGACAGCGACTGTTGCGCCTGCTGATGCAACTGACAAATCAGTAACTTATAGTTCTGATGATTCGACAATCGCTACAGTAACACCAGTTCAAGGTAAAGTAGTTGGAGTTAAAGCTGGAACAGCAAACATCACAGCTACTACAGCAAATGGGAAAACTGCTACTTGTGTGGTAACAGTTACAGCACCATAAAAAGAAGGAGCAAAGTCTCCTCTTTTATTTTTAAGGAGGTAAACAATGGCTTATTTAACGTTTGATGAATATACCAACTTTGGATATAAAGCTGTTACTTCTGATGAATTTGACCGTTTAGTTGTTCGAGCTTCTGATGTTGTTGATGTTTATTCTCGACAATTTTATAAATTTCATGACCTAAATACTGATGTAGATTTTAGGAAGAATCAATTTAAAAAAGCTATTGCAGTTCAACTCGAATATATGGCAACAATTGGGGCTATTTCAACCGCTGAAATCAATAATCCAACATCTTGGTCATTAGATGGAATAAGTGTTTCAAATGGCAATAATAAGCTTACTGATGATGGAACTTCTATTTCATTAATCTCACAGGATGCTTTAGAAATGTTGAGTGAAACAGGCTTGCTTTATCGTGGGGTATGCTCATGAGTTACTATCAATTACCACCCAAAAGTGCCTTTCCTCATACTATCGAGTATAAAAATAAATCTGGTGAAGATAACTATCATAAACCAATTTATGATCCATCAAAAACAGTTGAAAACGTTTGGTTTAATCTAGCATCAACTTTTTCTCGTAGTGGCAATAATTCCACTGAGAAAGCTCCAAATTCATCAGTTACTTTACTATATAGATACTGCGGCCCATTGCCCGATTTCACTAATGATTCTCTAGTTATTTTTGAAAGCAAGGAGTACAAAATAGTTTTTGTTAAAGAACTCATCCTGAATGGAGAATCAATTGGTTGGCGATTGGAGGTGGTTTAATGGCTATTAAGGTTGATTTGAAGGGAGTAAACCAGAAGCTATCAAAAGCCAATTTAGACCGTGGACTTTACGCTATGACGAATCAAGCAATGGCAGACATGAACCCTTTTGTACCATTCAAAGAAGGAGATTTGAGACAAAAAGTTCATACATCTAAAAATGGTGTTACCTATGAATCTAAATATGCCAAGAGACAATTCTATCTTCAAGGAAGAAAATACACGACTCCTGGAACTGGCCCTAGATGGGATTTAAAAGCTAAAGCAAAATTTAAAGGTTCTTTACCAAGAGCGTTCAAGAAAGGAGCGGCTATTTAATGGATTTTATAGACCGTCTTTGTGATAGTGTTAATTCTATTCAAAATTTGCCCATTAATTGTTCGCTTGGATATTTGTCATCTAAAGAATGTCTTGTACTTTATCCTCTTCCGGGGGGTCAAGTTGAAAGAGAATTTTATGATGGCATCAAAGACCAAGTATTAAATTATGAGTTTTCCATGAAGTCACAAGACCAGCAAGCAATTCAAAGGACACTTTGGTTAATTCAATCTCATTTAGAAGAGCTTTCGTCGCTAAACAGTGGTGATGGCTCTTTTGATTTTGGAGAAATAAGCATTTCAAACAAGCCCTATATTAACAACGAAGATGAGCAAGGTTACTACATTTTCATACTTGATATACAGGCTGCAATTACAACATTTCCACGAAAGGATAAATAAATGACAAGATTAAAAAATGCACTGCGAGGTCACTTTATTGCACCAGTTCCAACGACTGGAGCAGAACCAGCAGATGATGATTACTTAGAACTCGCAAAATGGATTTCGGGAGTCACTGATGATACTGATGAAGAAACCGATGATACAGGGTTCTACGATGGCGATGGTACAAAAGAAACAACAGTAACTGGAGTTTCTGGAGCTTATACATTTGAGGGATTCTATGATTCAGAAGACCCAGCACAAGCTTTAGTGGCATCTAAAAAATATAAAATTGGTGACGACCGTAAGGTATGGCATAAAGTTGTATCTGCAGATCGTAAGAAACAATGGACAGGATTAGCAACAATTTCAGATATTAAAGCTGGCGATGGGGAT